TCGTAGCGATTCCTCAATGTACCCGGGTCAATCACCACCTCACTATAATTGAGGTCATCACGAACGGCAAATCTACTAGCATCCTTAGATGCCTCGACCTGGATTACTCCAAGATCGGTCCCTGTAAATCTGCTTCGCAAAGCATCCAATATTGGATCGGACGCCTCGTTCTTCCAACCTCGCACCACACCCCCACAATAAGCATCCATCTGTTGTTGCTGGGACATTGCAGCAAAAGCTGCTATGCTCGCTGGGCTATCATCCATACCCAACTTGATGTGCGTAAGTGATCCATCTACCCAACCAAACTTACGCAATATACACCCAATATCAATGCGAGGAATCCAACCACTTGCACTAATATTCCCAATACAACACTTCTCAGGACGCTCAACCACTCGGGCTGGGTGCATATGCAGAAACGTCAAACGCTCAAATACCACTTCATTACCATCGCTACAATCTTCAACCGTAACGCTATGGCCAACTTCAGCAGCACCCAAACGAACGCACTGTTCCACAGTAAGACCCGGCCCAACCGGCTCATCCACCATCTTCGCCATATGCCATAAGGTGCCCATCAAAATAAGATATGATCCCACATGATTCAGTAAGGTTGTTAACGTACTTCCCGATCCCTCAAAGGGCCCGTTAAACAACACTCTGACCACCTGGTCATATATTTCAGGGTTTCTAATCTCGATTGGTTTCATACACTGCTCTATCAACCCAATCGCCCTGTCATCATTTATCTGGTTCAAAATCATGAATGTCGTAAGGAAAGCGGGAAGATCTTGGGATGAATCATTCGACGACACGTCAACATTATAAGCAAAAACTTCCTTCCCTGTCGCAGTGCTGAGGCTCCCAACAATAACAGTGTCATCGCTATAAACCCCAGCCATGACTAGGTTAGTACAGTTCAATGCCTCGTACATGTCATTAAACAATTTCTCCAAATCTCCATCCTTCCGCTTCCCGAACACCATCACAACCATAGTGACATTCCCACATTTCTCCACGTGGATGCCATCTATCAACACCTTAGCAGCCTCAACCAAGTCTGGAGCATACAAGCAGCCACGTCCCATCTGTTGGTATAAGCGCGGAGCTTTCCCAAACTTACTAAGCTCATTCTTAACAGCGGCTTTCATCCGATCCATCAAAATATTATCAGAATCGTGATATCGAACCCCCTTAAAATAAGCTTGCCGCAACTTGCGCTTCAAATGAGGTAAATTACTAATGGCTTGTCGCGTAAAGGCACTGTGGTACACATCCAACCATGTCGCCATGATCTTATAATACACCCACTGCGACCCTCCACGTACACCATCAAGAATACGTCCCACTTGATACCGCTGGCAACCTAATGCCAACTTGTGCGCTTTAGCTGCGATGAAACGACTGCATGCCGAATTATCAGTTCTTGGATAAGCCTGAGGATGATTCACATTAATCCTTGGATCTCGCTGAGTCATCAACTTCCAACACTTCACGTGGTCACTAAAGTCTTTGCCTGTCCACCATGTTCTATTACTCGTGGAACTACGCTCGTAGTCACCCCGAACATGAAAATGTCCAATATCAGGATGCACAGCAAACCTGTCTAAAACACCTTCATGAGCCATGATATTCAAACCCAAACTCTTGGCGTTACCACGCAATTTCAGCTCATTCTCCAATGATTCTTTACAACCCAACACCCGTTTACACCCGTGGTTAACTCCACCAGCATCATTCGCATAAAAATGGCCAACGGGTTGATTCAAACCGTGAAAACCAGTAATACGAGTGGAATACTGTTCGCGAAGTTTACCTTCCGCAATTGGAAAGACGACACGCCCATCTTGATCCATATGCTGAGAACCCTCTATCACCGTAAAATCGTCTCGAACGGGGTACGTGGGTAGATCCTTAAGTCTTTTGTGATTTATATGCACAAACCCAAATTTTTGGGTTGAGCAATGCTGCAACTGAGTATCAAAAGGCAAATCACCTCGGCCAACAGCACCTCCATACTTAGTCAACATCATATTTGCCTCAGTATTAAAATGCAAAACCTCTGCTCTCGCCAATTGTGCTCGTCTATGAGCAACAGTATCACTAATCAACCATTCGGGAATTAACAAACTAGAGACCCTGTCTACACTACATTCAGTCGCCCTGCTATGTAGTTTGTCAATACCAGTGTTGGGTAATTTCTTCATCC